CTTAACATAGTCCAGTGTGAGTTTGATAAATTGTTTTTCACTCTTTCTAAAGCGGGCTTCGTCTTTAATGACCTTTGCTTCGACTTCCGTCCAGCCGTCGTGCATTTCGGTAGAGCCATTGTTACCACCGCCACTACCTTTTTGTTGAGGACAGCCAGCAATCTTATATGCACATGAGATTAAGTATTCAACTAACTTCAACACTTGTTCTTGGTTGAGTTCTTGCGATAAATAATCGACATTTGCTTTGACTTCACCACTATCACTGATGTTAATAGCACCTAATTCTTTAAGTTCTTTTAACATTGGCTCGGTGATTTCAACATTCTTGAACACCATAATGGCTTGAATGAATTGTTCAATGCCGTCAATAGCGTTATTAAGAACGGTGTTAGCACTATTTAAGATGTCAATGACTGGCTCAAATGCACCCATTCTTTCCGCATTGTTTGGATATTCAATGAGAGGTATCATGCCATAAGTATGTTCGGTCTTTTCAAGTAACGCTTTATTACTAAAGTCGTAGATATAGAACATATCTTCCGTCCACGCTTGAAGTTTAATAACTCTCTTGTTATCAACTCTTTCAACAAGGACGATAACACCTAATAATGGTTTCTCACCGATGTCACTAGAGTAAACAACGAAGGCTGTATTGCTTTCGATTGTGGATATATTGAACGGGCTTTTGTTCTTATCGCCTTTAGTATATTTTTTGTTCGGCAATGTTAGTCGATACGCTGTGCCACAAATGGCTCTAGCGTTCTCAATCTCGATGTCTTTGTTCTCTTTATCTTCAATCTCGTTGAAGTCGTTATACTTATTGAGCATATCGACATTAGTATCTTTCTTACGAGCAACATACTGGATAGGTTTTTCTAACAAGTAACCGATACGGAAGTTAGCGATTTCATACGCATGGTTGACCACCATTTTGTTACAAATCTCTTTTCTAATTTTCTTCACTCTTTGCTGGATAGGTTGGATACCGCGATAGTAGTTGTAGAGATAATCGATGTCACTAGCGTTTGCCAAAAATTGAGGATAGGCTTGGGCTAAAATTGTCCCAATGTTATCTTCGGTAACTTCTCTAAAGTTGGTAAAAATCTTTGTGCGTCCGTTCAACGTCTCGGCTTCATTATATAATTACGAGACTTTTGTCAATAACCTTTTTAATGACGCTTTTTAGAACAAACGAGGAACTATTTTAATAGCGGTTTTACGCTCAACAACTCTATCCATATCGATAGTTTTTGCTAGGCTGTCGGGTGCGTCGTCTTTCTTCTTACGAGCGTTGCCTTCAATCGTATATGAGGTTAGTTGGTGCATTGCCTTTTTGTAATCTTCGTCTTGATACTTTGGACTTAAAAAGTAGATTTGTCTTATTTCGGGTGCGCGGTCGAAGATGTGTAGTTGTTTACTTTCAGCACCACGCTGTTGCACCTTAAAAGCCGTGATTGATGTCACGTTTAATACATAGCCGTATTTCTTCTCTAACATCTCAACAACTTTGTTCTTGTATTCTTCCCCACCATTGTTGCTTTCAAACCTCACAGCGGTCATTTTGTGCTTAAAAATGCCATACGCTACCTTTGGTTGAGTGATATTCTTTTCACCATTATCAAACACCCAGCCATGACAGTAGTAATCATCACCGTATTTATAGAGAATTGGAAGTGATGTATAGTCGCCACCACCGAAAGCGGGGTCACAAAAGCCAAATACTCTTTCGGGGTCGCCTTGTGGAAGAACACCGTCGTAGTAATTCAAATCTTCCGCTGGGAATAATAAGCCACTTCTTTCAACTGGCTCTTGCATATACACCGCGTTGAAGGAAGCAAGGTCGTTGTTTTGCTCATAAATCTTACGGAGGTCAACATAATACTGGGTTGAGAAGCCTTTACCATAGAGATAATCAAAGTTGCTCTCGCCTTTTTCGTTGAGTGCTGGTCGGCTATGGATAACATAACGGATACCAGTAAGAGAGATAACTTCTATTCTTCTACCGATTGGGTCGGCTAATGACCAACGAGTGCCTATCCATAACTTCTTGCAATTCATTTTGCCACGAGATAAGAGGTCGTTATTGACTTTCATATTGAGAATACCTAAACGCTCTTTATTAAGGGCTTCTTCGATACCGCTAACAAGGTCGTCACTAACTAAAATGCCGTCACAGTCACATGCACCGTTCAAACTTTCCGCGTCGATAGATTTGCCAGTAAAGGAATGGTATCTTTTTAATCGACCAGTATCCAAATAACATTCCTTTGAATTGCACATGTATTGTTTATCGAACTTGGCAAGCGGGAAAATCTTGTTCCATAAGTAAGTAACTTCGTCGGTTAAGATAGACATTAAGCCCTTATAGAAGGCATTAACTAGGTGTGTCGCACATGACGCATATAGATTAGCCTTT